ACAAGGGAAAGAAAAAGTGAGCGATATCTTGGAGAGAGCAGCATGGACTTTCGTGCAGGCTTTTTTAGCGGTGTACGTTATTGGTGATCAGACAACCCTTAAGGTTGCTACTATTGGTGGTGCGGCAGCCGCACTGTCAGTGGTCAAGTCGTACGCCAAGGACCGGATTTCAGGTTAGCCATGGATGATACCGACCATGATGCTCAATGGGAGCGTTTCATAAACGAGCAGGGACGTACCGTGGAGAAAGAAGTCTACGATGCTCTGCAAGAGGATGCTCACCTGTTTGACACCACGGACGGTACCCACGCCAAGTGGGCTAACGATGGGATACTTGGTTTACTGCTGGTATTCAATGAGGATGAGGCTGAGATGCTGTTGGCGGCGTTTCACGCCAGCCTTGATGGTGTTGAGGACGCCACGTACGCTTGGGGTGTGTGGATTACGTCGCTGATGGGGATGATCCGTCAGTGCATGAGTGGTGTTCCGGAAGACAATTAGGTTCGTATCCAGTTTTGGATTCCCGGGTGGGCTGCGAGTTCAACCATGAGTTGTTTCCGTATTTTGTCTCGCCGTCGGGCCAGCGACGTTTTCGGTATGCCCAACACGTAACCTAGTTTACGTAGAGAGTTTCCCTGCACCAGTAGTTGTTCAATAATGTATTTGTCTTCGGGTGGTAGCGAATCGACAATGATTCCTACGGCTTCTTTCAACTCTAGGGTGCTGATGATGGAGTCGGCGTTAGTTAATCGCCTGTCACCGGGAGCCATCTGCATTAGGGCTTCGATGTCTGACAATGGTCTGTGAGCCATCTGGGCGTGCCGGTGATGTATGTAGCGGAGTCGCCCTAAGGCTTTAGGGTCGTACGGAAATTCTCTTACGTTGGGCATTGCGCATCCAAGGTAGCCTAATGTTGTGGCTGCTTGGCTGCTGAACTAACCCTTCCAGTCTATCACAGACTTCAAGTGTTCTTCGGCTATTAGCCGGGTTCCTTCCGGATCGTAACCGGAGGGTTCCCCTATCTTCCATGCCCTGTCATGGTTGATCCATCCCAGTATTTGTACGGCACGGAACTCTGGGGCTACTGGTTGAACAACGAACAGGATCAGTTTGTTCCCTAGTTGCCGTTTGCGTACGGCAGCGGAGGTGCTTGTCCGTACACGCCTGACTTCAATGTTGGTACCCACATCGGGGATGTGTTTGTAGTCCTTGTGAACGGATTTGTGCCAGACGTGCCCAGACCAGTATTGGTTGACGGCTTTGGCTACTGCTAGTTCACCAACGCATGCGGCGACCTGTGCGGTGCGGTCGTCTTCCATTCGTTTCTTGTCGTAGTGGGGGGCGTCTCGTTTGCCCCAGTTTTCTATGAACCGTCTGGCACCGACGTGGGATGCCCATTCGTATTCCCATGCTTCAAGTTCAATCAGGATCAAGGGAGTCTACTTTCACGGCGAGTATGCGGACGACTTGCCCGTCGTCGGCCCACGCTACACCATTGAGCGCATCCAATGTGAGTTTCACGTAGTTGTCCAAGTCTCCTCTGAGGGTGCGTGCATCGTGGGGGGATTCTTGAACGGTGAGTAATGTTTCGGTCGGGGTGTATGCGAGGTGTACTTCGACTGGTCCTTCGAACAGGGTTCCCTTGGCGTGCTGCCATGCGGCAGCGATTTCTTTCTCCTCGTCAAGCGTCCCTTTCGGTGTGAAGACCTGCCCCTTCTTGTTGTGGCGTGGTCGGGCTTTCACTTTGGGGCGGCGATTGATTCTCACGGAGAAACTTTTCACTATCGGACCATGCTTTCTTGTGGGCTGCGCTTAATAGGTTGTCTAGGAGGGCGCCACCGTCGGGCCGTTTAGCATATTTGCCGCCCCAGTCGGTGTCGGCTTCTCTGAGTTCTTTAGCAATGTCACCGTCTCCGTATCCTTGACGGATCATGTGGCAGGCGAGGCTGAATAGTGTGCCTGAGCGGTCGCCGTGCGGTTTGTCTGATGTGATTCGGGGTCCGTTGCGGCGGACTGCTTCCGCCACACCGGTCAGTCTGCTACCTGTGTAACTGTAGGAGGCGCGTCGTACGGGTGCCGGTTCGTTCCTTTTGTACAGCACTACTGCTGCTTCCCATTGTTGATCGGTGATCCGTGTCTGTAATGCTTCTGCAACAAACGTGTCTGCGAGGGGGATCTGCGAGTAGATGGCTTTCGGGTTGAGCATTTCGTGCTGTCCGGGTTCACGCAACGCCGGGTATGGGAGCCGCATCCCGTTGCCTATCTTCTTGCCGACGAGCGAGATCTGTTTCGGGTTGACTTCTTTGGTGGGTGCGCCCACTACGTTGCATACACCGATCAGGCCGTCTCGTACTATTCGTGCGGGGAGCGGTTCGGTGAAGAACACCCACAGGTGGAAGCCTTTGGATCGGGAGCGTTCCACCCATCCTTTGATCCCTATTTGTGCTAACGCTTCGTGAACGTTTTTGGCGTGGATGAATGACGCTTCGCGTCCTTCGTCCCAGTCAACGCACCCCCACCACACTGTGAAGCCCTCTAAGGCCCCTTCAGGGCCGTGTGACTCCATCAGGGGGTAAACCCCGATCCCTTCCCCCTCTTTGGACAGGTGGCCCTCTACGGCCCTCAGATAGGCTTCTCCGGTGGCCGGGTAGAAAGACCCGTCAGGGTTTTCCATCGGGTAGAAGCCGCCCCCCGCCAAGGACTGCGCCATGCTGCCCCCTTGGAAGAGGGAAGCGAAGCCACTCACTGTATCTGATGTCGGGTTTCTGTCCATAATGTTGTCAGCGTGTCGTGTCCGGTATCAACTCTTCATGGTAGGGGTGAACGTGCCCGCACACCGGATCCATGTAGTAGGTTTGATCCAACAGTTTCGCTGTCCGCTTGTTCTTACACAGGTTCATGTTGACACTGTTCGCATGGTACTGTGTTTCCCAGTGGGACAGGTCGCTACGATCCTTCTTCCTGTACACCTCAAGAACAAAGATTGCTTCCTGCTCACCACCGTACCGTCCACCGTACAAGCCTGCTGCCTGCCCGGGAGGTGAACTGCCCCTACCTGACTGATGTACCAAACCTAGGGGGACACGTTGTTCTTTCGCCCACCGTTTCACAGCCTGTGCTTTACCGGTGACTCCGGCAGCGTCGGCGTCACCTCCGGGTAGCAGTTCAAGGTAGTCGATCATGCAAAAGTTCGGGTCGCACCCCCACCATGCGCGTGCCTCGTCAAGCACACGGGCCATCTCGTCAAGGTGGATTGCTTCATCAACTATCGCTACACGGGACAGTTCCTGTGTCGCTGCCCGTTCCAGATCCGACAAGGTGTCCTTGTCTCCTGCTTTGATGGCGTCTTCCACATCCTCCGAAGAGCGCCCCTTCAACAGGCAAAACATTTTCATCAACACCAGTTCGCGTGGTTCATCCAGCGAGAAGATGACTGCATGCGTGTCGTGATGGTTGACTAGGTTCCAGACGATACTGTTCAACAGGATTTGCGACTTGCCGGTGTGGGATCTGCCCAGAATCATCATCACTTCGCCACGGCCTACGCCACGGGTGGCGAGATCAAACTCTGGGAAGCCCAAATACCAGCGTTCGGTGGGGTTCCGGATGAACCCCACCAAACTGTCAACAACTGTGCTGGTGAGCGGAAACCGTTTAGGTCCTTTAGGTGCGTCGGTCACTTCTGAACGGGTGTCGCCTTCACCCGACCGGGTTATCGCATCCGCCAAACGTAAAGCCACTTCCCCTTCGGAAAGCAAGGTTGCCATCAGATTATCCTAGGATACTTCTACTTGGCTGCCGCCTTCTGACTGATCTGATTACCGATCTCCGTCAACGCATCACCGGTCTTGCCAGTCTTGGGGCACACGAAGAAGTTCGGGAAGTTGGCGTTACCGTCCTTGCGTGTCAACCACAGTCCCTTACCGTCCCCGGATCGACGGTACGCCGGTCGCTTCGGGTTCTCGCTGCCATCCAACTGTTCCGGCCAGTTCGTGAACCATCCGCTGCTGTTGTTCATCACGTCTCGCCACAGATCGTCCTGTGCACCACCGCTGGATGCAGCGGCCGGTCGTGGCGGGGCGGCAGCCACGGCAGCACGCGGTGTGTCCCCGGAAACGCTTTTCTGCACCCGTCGAACCGCCACCTCCGTGATCTCGTAGCCGATACCCAACGACTCGTAGTTGGCGGTAGCGAGCCTGTCACTCCACGCCGACTGCTCACCCATGACTTCTTCCGCCGAAGCACCCGCGTCCATGGAAAACTCCACCGACGATGATGCTTCTTCCGATTCGTAAGGTGCGACCTGCATCACACTGCGGCGTGTCACCGTAACCCTGATATCATTGCTAGTTGCCATGGTGTTTCTCCTTATAGTTGATTCCATGGATCTGGTCCCGCAAACCTACCCCTACAGGTAGACCATGCCCCGCACCATTTGGGGGAGCAATGCCAGCCCGTCATATTCAACGGCCATACAGGCAGGTCAGCGGATATTAGGGTACCAGCAGAGCGGGCTAGCGCAACCAGACTCGCCCACTCCGCCGGTCCATACTCTACAAGCGTCCTGTGAACATCACCCTTCACAAGATGCACGAACTCAAACCCCGGAGGGTCAGTAGCCATACCGTCCTTGACCGCAGCCCATGTGTACGCTGCGGCCTGCACCGACCACCGTTTCTTCTCCCATTCGGACGAGGGCTTACGCCCCGGATTCTTCCAGTCGATGATTGGTAGCCCGTCTTCCTGCACACAGTCCACGGTGCCCTGCAACCAGATTTCTGGTTTCTGATCGACCACGAGTGGCAGTTCAAACTTCCACTCCACCGCTTTGGGTCGTACATCGGGGCGTACTTCATTCCACCAAGCGACCGTGTTCTTTCCCACGATTTCTTCAGCGTTGTTGGTTGAATGATTCCAGCGGACGATCTCCGGCACCTTCCGTGCCCATTCGTCCATGGATGCTTCCACCGTTTCTTCCACCGACAGCGGTCCCTGTGTCCGGATTGTTTCAGACAGGCACTGTTCGATCCCGTAGTGGACGGCGGTACCGATGGCGGTGCTCGTTGACTCTGACGGTTCGGAGAGGCCCAGCATGTCCTGTCGTGCACGCTCAGGGCACATGGCGAGTGTGCCCAGCCATGACTGGCGGAGGATGATCGGGTCGCTGTTCACTTCAGTCATCGTAGCAGGTCCGTTCCGTCCGGTGGTGGATGCCCCATATGCCATATGCATAGACCAGCCCTACGGGGCTGGTCATATGCCCTGAGTCCGTACACGAGGTCACTCATCGGGTTCGTCGTCGGAAACGACGGTCAAATGGGGGCTGTCGTCTTCTCCGGGGGGAGTCTGGGGATATGCCAGAAGGTCACCCAAAGAATCCATCAGCCGGTCCCATGCGTGGCCCTGATCGTGGGCGAAATCGCCAACAATTTGCAGCAAACTTGACTGCAAATCGA